CGCCAGACCAAGACGTCGGAGGAGTGGGAGAAAGCGGGTCCCACGCGGTCCCCGGCACGGGAACAATCTCGCCCCAGATAAAGACGATGCCAATGGCACCTGATGCCGACACGCCCGTGAGAAGGACATCAGCGCCAGCTGCGGGGACCACGGTGCCCACGACTGCGCTGGCGGAAACCCCAGTAACCTCGGCAATCGTCGGGATGACGATCACCACGTCGCCTACAGCGCCGGAGGCAGCAACGCCCGTGACGGCCACGTCGGCACCAGCGAAGGGTATTACATTCCCAAGGGCCGTTGCAGCGCTCACGCCCGCCAGCTCGACGACCGCGGTGCCCGTGACCGTCACATCACCAAGAGCGCCAGAGGCGGAGACCCCTGTCGGCTGGACAAGTGCGGTGCCCGTGACAACAACGTCGCCAACAGCGCCCGCGGCCTCAACGCCCGTGACCGGGACATCCGCATTACCGGAAACAAATACGGAGCCAAGGGCTCCCGCAGCGGAGACGCCAGTCAGATCAACAACGGCGGTGCCCGTGACGACGACAGTGCCCACGGCACCTGTGGCGGCTACGCCCGTCGGCTGGACAAGTGCAGAGCCTGTAACAACAACGCTGCCGACCGCGCCAGCAGCAGATACGCCAGTGACGATGACGGGGATTGCCTCACCCCACGCCCCAGAGGACCACGCACCACGGCCCCAGCCTGTAAGGGTCGTGTTGGCCATGGCGGCTCCTTACGAGATACGAATTATGGCATTCGTGGAGTCGGCTGCGGGAAACTGGATGGTGAAGGTGCCTGCGGTGGAGATTTTGTCTCCACCGAAGTCCAGAACCGCGACGGCAGGGTTGGTGTAGGTGTGCGCCGGAGTCGTGTTGTAGATCAACGCACCGCGGGCCGTGATGGTCGCCGAGGTGAACGACAGATCATCAAAGTCTGTGAACGCCGTGGTGCCAGACGTGGTCGGGCTGATGTTGACCAGAGTACCACCACCAGCTGAGTAGCTGCCAGAGTTAGCCACTTCATTCGTTGCGGTGTACGCGGTGGTCGCAGCGGTAAACGACGCGCTGTTGGTGTACAGGGCGAGCTTGAAGGTGTCGCCACCAGAAGACCGAAAGTCATGGACGCCCTCGAGGAGCTCGTCCTTGAAGCTGGTGCACATGTAATTCCCGGTGAAGGCCATCTCAAAGTCTCCTGATCTGTTGAGCCACGTCAGCCGCTCCGGCCTGCTCGAGTTTAGCTATGACCGACTCGCGGTCTTCTCTTGCCGCCACCTTAACATAATGCAGGACGACCGCCAACAGCTGCTCTCGGAAGGCCCTTGCCTGCATCGCGAGCTCCGGCGGGGCTGTGTCGGCGACGCGGATAATCCGATCAACGCACAGTTCAGCCACCTGCTCAGGGCTGTGGCCTCCGTTGGAGGACGTCATGACGCTGACGGAGCCGGGAGTGCCCATACCAACGAACATCAGCCAACCCCGGACATAGTGCCATCACGATAGTCATCGCGCTTAGACCGCAGGTCGATTCCAAAGAGCTGCGACATGGCTTCCATGTAGCGGTTCGTGTAGAGCTGCAGCATATCGGCGTCCCCCTTGAGGTAGGTATACGCTTCGACAAGCGAACCATACAAGAGGGCGGTTTCGGCGTTGGTGCCGAGCCACGAAGTGCCCGTATCCACGATAGACGGCGGGTCGTAGTAGTAATGTAGCTCGGTGGCGTAGGCAGCGTTGGGCGTAGGCCCGAGGATGAAGTTACCCTCGCTGCCAACCTGATCGCCGTCAAACTGCGCGTAGTACTTCGGCAACCCCTGCGTTGATGCGCTCGGATAGGCCTCGCGGATGAAGTTGACGTCCTTGTCGTAAAGGTAACTGTAGTTCCCAGACCCGTCGATGACAGCCAACGAGAACACCGACAGGAAGTCGGACGGGCGGGCAAGATACTGATTGCCCGCCGTCATGCTTGCCGTGACGTTCTTGCGGAGCTCGGGTATCTGCACGGAGCGATAGATGCGCTCCTCTGCCTGACGTACAAACGTGGGAATGTTGGCGACGAACGATGTCTCGCTCGTCTCAAGGTAGTCCTGCAGGTACTGCGAGAGCTCCGCGTAGTTCATGGGTCACCCAGAAGTTCTATTGAACTTATTCTTTGTACTTGCCGCCCTTTTTGGCAGCACCCATGCCACGGCACATGCCGCCCATGGCCATCTTTTTGACCTTGCCGCCAGCGGCCTTGTACACCAGCGTCGGGGGCTGCGAGTGCTTCATGGCGCGATCAGCTGCAGCATCAGCCTCATCTTCGGCCTCTTTGTCGCTGCGGGTGCGAGGGCGCTTGTTCTGGGTAAACGGGTTGGCCTTCGGGCGAGGCGACCTTTTCGGGGGCTTCATGCTATTCTCCATCCGTGGTGGTTACGGTGACGTTCCCGACAGACGATATCATGTACTGCGCGGGATTCCAAATGGGGTTCCACCCCCACAGCGCATTCGATTCCAAAATGGCCGTGTCCGGGCGAGGGTCGTACAGCGACTGAGGGTCATTCACCTTGACCTTGCCCAAGAAGTTCTGTGGCTGGTCCGGGTCACGCACGTCACGACCAACACGGAAACCCGTGCGCTGGCCGTTCTGGTACTCATAGACAAGGTCGCTAAGGGGATACCTGCGACCCGTCCTGTCGCAGAACCCAAACGCCTTGCTGCCCTTCGCATAAGCCATCAGTAGCTCCACGGGCTCATTGGCACGAACGACACAGAGCCGCGGTCGCGGTCCTCATCAGCTGCAAGGGCGAACTGCTCTTCGTACTCCTGCTTCAGCGCAGGCATCATGCCCTGAGATGCAGGCTTCTTGGCCGCGATGTAGTAGGCAAGGCCCGCTACAAGCGCAGGGACGAAGCGTGGGGGCACCATCGTCGTATCTGAGCCGATACCAGAGGCAAGGCCGTCGATGCCCTTCAGGCGGTAGTAGAACAGCGTGTACGGCATGGTCGCGTCAGGCAGTGGCCACAGCGTCACCTGCGTGGACGTGGACAGGCGCTGCACGAAGATTTGAGTCGGCCTGCCAGTGATCAGCTTGTTGGTCTGCTGGGCATAGGTCGATACCGAGATGCGCTCTAGGAACGTGTCGGTCTGGTTGGCTCCGGTTCCGGTGCGGAGCTGATGCTCGATCAGGTCAATGGTGCCCGTCGGCATGGTATACGTTGCCGTACCGGGCGTCAGAACCTGCGTCCCTGACTCAATGGTGAAGAGGTTGAGGCCGCGGTTGGCCCACTCCAGCGTCATGATGTTGAGGCTGCGACGTGCGGTCTTCAGGTCGTACCCTGATTTCATCTCGAGGCCAGCCCTCTCGAAGGCTTCCTCAAAGAGTTCCGGCAGATCAGGTACGATGACGGGCATGATTTAATCCCTGAATTTCGCGGTCTTCTTCGCGATACGTTTCGGCTGTGCCACGAACTGCTTGCCCTTGGCGGTCCCCTCACGCTTGGCTCGGGTGGTGGCAGCATACTCCGAAGGGCTCAGGGCGTCACGGGCCTTTTTGGGCAGATACCGCTCTCCAGTCTCGCCGGACGGCTTGCCGCTCTTTGTGCCCCAGTCCTCCTTGCCCCACTTCGACAAGGACTTCTGAGCGGCAGTCTTCTCGCCAGAGTAACCGCCGCCCTTCTCTCTGTAGATTTTACCAGCGAGCTGCATTGCGCGAGCTGAGTGCTTTCCACCCATCTTGGCCTTGGCTTGCGCCTTGGACTGCTCCCACAGCTTCTCGTTGGTGCGACCCATGGCTACTTAAATCCCTTCGAGCACTTGGCTGCGCGGGCGCAGTCACCCGGGTTGCCGCACTGATTGCACGGTGTGAACCCCGCGGCCTGCTCGACCGCAACGGTGTTCACCGGTGCCTCTACTTTCGGCGTTGTTTTCTTGGCCATCACTTCTTCCCTTTCGGTTTAACCTTGCCGCCTTTTTTCATAGCAGCGGGCTGATAGAAACGGTGCTCAGGGTCGATACCGGGGCGATAACCTGCAGGAGCTGCAACAAATGTCATTGCCGGAGCAGCGGGGGTAGGAGCAGGCGTAGGTGTCTGGTTGCGCGGAACGACGGGGATGGTCGCCGGGCGATCCCCTCTATTCCCACCGCGGTCAGCCATGTATCGGTCGGCAGCTGCGCGGAGCTGCTGCATCGGGTTTGCTTTCGGCCTAATTGACGTCGCAGGGGCCGCAGATGCAGAACCACGAACCGGTGCAGAAACACTAGTGCTACCAGCCCCAGTCCTAACCGGAGCTACCGCCGCAGGAGTCGCAGCGCGCG